TCCCATTTAGGGATAATCTGCTGGACTGCCAATCCAGCCTGAAGTCGTCAGCCCTGATGGCTTCTCCGTGGTAACCCACAGATATGAACAAACAGAAAAACAAAACGAGTAAACCGGTTAAGGTCTACCCAGTTAAGTTCTTTATGCGTTCACTGAAGTGGCTTAACATGATTACAAATTGTAGTCAGGCTAAGTTTTCTTCTGCCGAAAAGGTTCTGTTTTCGATCTCAAACGTTTATAATAACAGAGGAGTAATCCAATGTATTAAATACGTTAAAGACCTCAGACATCGGTACCTAACATATTTATTCAATGTGTCAGGACCGACGAGAGGAGATCAGCCTCGTTTGCCCCGAATATTAAGACCCTTTTACCTTTCAGGTAAAGAGGAAATCGACTACCCTATTTCTAGGCTAGTTCTTTCCACCCTTTACCTTAATAGGTTTATTAGGTTAAAACCGAATCCATCTTGGACTTCGATTACCAAAAGCCCTGGCTATGTGAATAGTCAAGACTTCGATGATCTTAGACCAGATGTTATTCAGTTCCTTAAATTCGTAGGTGTCAATAGATCACAGCTCGGAAAGCCAGTGAAGTCGCTAAACTTTACTTCTTTCCACATGACTTCTAAGTCCGGACCCAATGGGCATGCCCTTTGGACTTCGTACCGAGATCTCATGGGTATTGGCTTATCACTCTTTCAATCAATTAAGATTGTCGGAGGTGATAAGTTATATGACCTGTGTTTCAGGTTCCTTAATCTTTATAAGAAAATACCAAAATTCTTCGATGCCCTGAACCCTCGCAAGAGGAGTGCAGACATACGTAGACTTGCGGTAATTTCCGATAAAGAAGGTAAAACCCGAGAAGTAGCAATCTTAGATTATTGGTCACAAGCGGCCTTACGGCCTCTACATGACAAAATCTATAGGTTGTTACGTTCTATTGACCAAGACTGTACACACGATCAAACTAAACATCTTAAGAAGTTAGTCCCAGATCCTGGTTCTAGCTTCCATAGTATTGATCTTACTACGGCGACGGATAGATTTCCGATAGCTATAGAAAGGCTAATACTAGATGTTTGGTTTGGAAAGGAATATGCAGATGCTTGGAAGCACATAATGGTTGGCTTTCCATTTGAATATCAGGACCTTAGCTTTCGCTATGGGACTGGTAATCCTATGGG